TGAGCAAGGAGGATATGGTCAACCACCCACCGCATTATAATCAAGGTGGAATGGAAGTGATCGATGTTATTGAAGCGGGGATCGGGGACCAGGGATTCATTGGCTACTTGCTCGGGAACATCTTAAAGTATCTTTTGAGATTTAGGCATAAGAACAAAGACAACCCAGTTGAAGATCTAAAGAAGGCCCGGTGGTACTTGGATAAACTGATCGCCGTTGTTTCGGAGGAGAAAACAAACAAATGAGCCGAGAAGAGATGTTTGCGCGTTTAGGAACGGCTCGTGTTGAGCCGGGGGAAATAACTCCCCCGGTTTAATTTCAGACAAAGAAAAACCCACACCAAATGAATGATGTGGGTTTTTTGTTTTAGCTTTGCTTATTTGTTTCGTGATGCTTAATGTATTCCAAACATCTTTCATGCGCTTCTTCATATTCATCGCAGAAATGATTGTCATAATAAGGATCATCTTCAGAGTATCCTGTAGGTTCATCTGGATCGTAAAAATCTTCTGAGTAAACCCAAGTTGTATAAACATCATCATCACCATCCCAACACACAGTTAAGTAGCTATGCTTCTTTAGTAGTGCATTGATTTTTCTTCTGAAGCTATACTCAGTCGCAACCTGTTCAATTTCTTTTTTGAATTGCTTACGACAATCAACAAGATCACTTATTGATTTTTCGTGAACAGCGATTATAGCTTTCAGCCTATTTCTCTCTTTGGTGATTTCTTTATTCACCTCAGCAAGCCTAGACTTAGAAGTTTTGTTTTGTGCTGTTAGGTATTGTTTATAGTTAGAATAGTGTCCATCTATCAACTCCCATGTAGGCACATTAAATTTTTTATTTATAGGTTTCATATAATAGTTTCCTCTAATAAATTAGTGTTTAATTATTGCTCGTTGGCATCTGGTTGTTAAAGATCGCATTGTGCTTTTTAAGACACCCTTATATTATACCATGTGTCCCATAGCCCTTTGTTTACGGGCCTTTGAGCAAGGGGCTAAATTTAGGTTTGGGGTAAAAGGACCGGGGACCAGGGCCAAAAAGGGCTTCTTTTTTAGAATCGTTCTAAAAAGTCTTGTTGTTTCATGGGGGCTGTTTTGTTGTTGCGCTACAACAAACACCCAAAAACCTCATTTCTACAAAAGTAGGACTGAGATAGGAATTAGGCCCCGGAGAAACCCTATATACAGTGTTTTTAACTAAACCTCATTTCTAAGTTCTATTTTCACCATTTTTTGTTTTCAACTATCAAAACCAAAACCCTAATGTTCGACTGAGGAACTGAGGTTGCCCTCAAAGCCAGTGTTTATAAGGGTTTGAGTCTCAGTTTGAGCGACTGAGGTTGAACTGAGAAACTGAGGTTACTTTTAATTACCTTTTTAGTGTAAAATACTGTTATAATCTATAAAAAAGGAGGCAAAATGGGTGTTAAAGGACAAAAAGGACCTACTGGGTCCAACAATCCATCGGGGAAGAATGTTCGCCACTTGACCGATAAGCAAAAACGCTTTGCTAGGGAACTGGTCTACAATGACGGCAGTAAAACCAAGACACAATGCGCCATTGACGCAGGCTATTCTAAAACCAGGGCCGGTGTTTCTGCGGCAGAACTAACCAACCCTAGAAAATACCCTTTAGTTGTTAGGTACATACAAGAACTCGAGGCCGAACTACAGCAAAAATTTGATGTCACTTTTTCTCGACACATAAGGAAACTGGCAGAAATTAGAGACCAGGCTATTGATAAAGGCAATCTCACCGCCGCCGTTTCTGCTGAGGTGCAACGAGGCCGTGCCGCCGGACTCTATGTAGAGAGAAAAGAAATAAGAACAGGAACGCTTGAGTCCTTGTCTGAAAAAGAGATTAAACAGAAGATTGACGCACTACTCGCTGACTACCAGCCTTTGCTTGAGGCCGAGGACGCTGTGTTTGAGGAAATAGAATGATTCTTTATACAGAAGAACAATTACAGGACTGTTATAAAATATATTGTAGTCACCAAAGCCAACAGGACTTACCTTTTATGAAACTTGCTGATTTTAGAAGAATGTTTGAGACTATTATGGAAAATCTGTACGAGTACAAGCAACTGAAAGAAAACTAAAGCCCCGGTACTCGCCATTCCCACTCCTCTTCCTCTGTTTTTCTCCAACCTCTGTTAATAAGCTCGTTGGAAACCCTTAAAACTTCGTTCATATCTTCGGGGGGATTCTTTTTTAGTTGCTCGTAAGCTCTGAGAAGTTCGACATCGGTTAGTTCTATTAATTCAACATGAGGATAGAAGATCTCGTTTAGATAGTTCATTAGTCTTTGATGCCCATAACCTCTCTTGCGTACTTCTTAAACTCCGGAGTCATACCCGTAGCCTCTTCAACAGGGGTTTTTTCATCGTATTCCTCCCAAGTAAACGATAGGCCCAAAGAATCTTGTATCTTGTTCACTATTCTTGGGTGGCTGTCTGCTGGACAATCAATACATAGACGATAGCTTTTCTTTGCGCCTTTGATACCTATTTTTAAAAAAGGAAGGAGGTCGTGTAGTTGGTTTTGGTTTATGGCGGTCATTAAGTCTTTCGCCTGGTCTAACTCCAAGTGGGTTCTGTGTCTAATCACTTTTACTTTCCTCAAATTTATCGACTACAAACTGGTGGTTTTTTCTGAAGTAGGAAAAAATGTTTTTGTATTCTTTTTGCCCGTGTTCCCTTCTCTCTTTACAGTTTGCGTCATACATATCCCTTACAAAAGGTTTGAAACTGGGGTCTTCATATTGTGTGGGCCTTTTAGGGAATAGTTCTCGTTGTTCCCATTCTTGCTTTCGCCATATTTTAGTCATTGCTTTCTCCGTTAATAAAAATCTTATTAAATGATTGTTCAAACTTCTCCGTTTGTCCAGTAAATCGTTGTTTTGAACCACTTTCCTCCCTTTCATCTGCTAGTAAACCTTCATCTGCTCCACAGTTTAAACATACATCTTTTTCTTGATCTACGTTCCTACTGCCACAACAAACACAACATAAGGGCATATTTGCTATTTCTAGCCAACTATATGACTTTTGACTATTCATTCTATGCCCCAAGAACCGTCTTTCTGAACCCAACCTTTTTGAACAAGTGTTTCCTGTAAAGACTTAAGTTCTTTGCGTTTGGCCTCAGTAGCTTTTTCTTCTTTCGTAATCTCAGCCAATAGTTTGTTTTCTCGTTTCATTAAGTCCACACTCGAGTTTTCTTTAGGTGTTTCCTTCTTTGTTTTAGCCATTGGTTTTCCCCCTTTTTTAGCCATTGTTTTTGTTTTTTCCTTGTTTCTCTTAAGCAGTCCGTAGCCCCCATAAGAAAATAAAACTGCCCCCAAGACGATACTTAAAGAAACAGCTATAGCAAAACCAGTCGAGTCTATCCCACCCAGTTCAAAGTTCATTACCCCCCAAGCCAATCCTGTTGTACCTACGATAGAGCATATTGTTGCGTATTTTTTACTCATTTTTCCCAGTCCTCCGTAGGTGAGAATAGTATCCAAAAGAACAACTTAAGGCAACTTATCAGTTCATTCATCACCCACCTCCCTTACCTCTAATACTTCTACTGGGTCTAAAAAGAAATCGTTTTCTATTGTGTTTAATACGCAATTACTGGTGACAGCATCTCCAGTTGGGCAAAGCTCACTATTTTCTGTATCTACCTTAACGAGCAGTTTTATTTCAACAGCCGTAATATTACTCACCACCCACCTCCGCTTTTAACCATATAATTAAATGACTAATGTAGGCAATTTCCCCAATCAACTGATCTCGTTCCTCTTGATTGGCCAGTCCGTTCCCTATAAGTCTCTTTAGTGACTTGTTCTCGTCCTCTCTTAGTTTTTCAAGGAGTTTGTGTTCGTCTATACTTCTACTCATTGTCGGTCTCCTTTAAATCGGGATTAGTTCCACAATCGCAATTTGTCACTACTTCTTGAATCATATCTGCTAACCAAAATACAGAGCAATTTGGATTATTTTCATTGGTATTTATAATGCTCTTAATTTCATTAATCATTTCTTGTTTAGTCATTGTCGGGCACCTTTATTAAATCTTCAACACAATCTCCCATTTGTTGCTCAAAAATCTTTTTTGCTCGTTGTATCAGCAGATCGCTGACATTTTTTCTTGCGTTAGCGTTTGGGTTTTCCCAGTTTGTAGGTTCTCCCGTTTGCTCGTCTATTTCAAAAAGAACATGGCCTCTACCCCAACCAAGCCAAACCTTGCCTTTTCCTGTTTCACTATCAAAAGTGACTCTTGCGCCATTACCCATCATTCTTCTCCTCTGTTTCGATAAGTTTATAAATTCTCTCTAATTCTTCATCAGATAGATCAAGTTCATGTCCTATACCAGAACGGAGATAAGGCCAAGCAGTATCCTCTAAAGCAATTCGAGCAACCTCTACAATGGTTATCAAGTCTTCGTAGTCTATTCCTTGTAGAAACTGCTTGGTTTTATCCTCCCAGTAGTGTTCTTTTGGTTCACTCATCAGACACCTCCTCTATTAATTCAAGATCATATCTTCTAAACTCCAACCTATCGTCTAAAGTTTCTGCATCATCATCTGTGATTACAAGTAGTTTTCCCCAATCTTCAACAACTGTTCCTGTAATTTCGTAGCCAATCCCTCTCCAATCTATAACTTTAACTCGATCTCCAATGCTAATTTTCATCAGACACCTCCTCAAATACTTTGTCTCGTTCTTCTTCAGTTTTAAACCACTCAAGGCTTTCAGGGAAAGGATCGTTTTCTATGTCCTTATAATAATAAATACCATGTATGTACCCATTGTTGTCTTTATCGGTTTCATAAAACTTATCTAGTTTTTCTTCATACCAATTTACTTTTATGTGTATAGGGACAGTTAGAAACATTTTACTCGTATCACTACTCATCAGACACCTCCTCAACAGCATAAACTTCTTCTTCATCTCCGGACGAGATTGCTTTAGCTTTTTTAACTAAGTCTTTAAACGGATTTGGTTTCTTTTTGTTTATTATTCTCATGTCGTAGGCTAATTGATTGTACTTAACCCAAGTTGATGCCCAATAACCAAACATTTCAAACTTGTATCTACCCAGGCTATCCAATGCTTTCATTTCTGATTCGTTTAATCTTTCGATTAATATTTCTTGTTCCATCTTTTTCTCCCTCTCTTTTAATCCTGCATTGTTGATAGCAGAATTATGTCATGCTCTACATTGTCAATTCCGTAGTGAGAATTGACCGCCACAATCACTTCGTCTGAAACATTTAAAGCAGGTGTATAACCACCTCTATCACGAACAATCAGTTTTGTTGAAAGAGAATCACCAGCATATTTTGTTAAGCACCAGTTATTCTCACCAAACCTGTTCTCATAGACTTTACATATTTCAATCATTTCTTCTTTCGTTAATTCCATACTTCTTCCCCTTGCATTGTTGATATAATTTAAAATAGTTCTACCTACATATATTACAGCATTGTATATACAATGCAAGTATTTATCCCATAAGGAAAAACTACTTTGGCGAAACTGGAAACAAATTTTTGGAAACAGATCAAGAACAACCTAACGGATTTTCAATGGGTTAGGCTAGAGTCTTGGGCTACAAAAGGCGTACCAGATGTTATGGGCTTTACTAAGGACGGAAAGATCTTTACGGTTGAGTTAAAAGTAACCAAAAGTAGAACGGTTTATTTTTCCCCTCATCAGATCGCCTTTCATGTTGAGCATGAAAACTCACCCTGTTTTATCTTGGTCAAGGCCCTCTCTCCTTCATCACCTAAAAAATATGGGGTATACCTCTTTCATGCTAAACAAGTGCGTCAGATCGTGGAACAAGGGCTTGATGCCCCTGCACGATATAGCACCTTGTCCCCTGTCGACTGGACCAAGGTCCGTGATTCCCTGTTGACTGAGCTTGATGCCCTTGCATGATACTTGTGACCGTTGCCTGTTGCCCCAGCATGATACTTGTTGCCTGTCCCCGTTGCCTGTTGCCCTTGCATGATAACAACCGCAAAACGAAAATTTGCTGTTGAAAAATAAAGCTGTACATATATGGGATACTATGAGATAATTTCCTTGTAAATAAAACAATTTAGGAGGTATTTACTATGGCTAGAAATCTAACCAATAAGCAAACTGAAACTCTCGCGAAAAGACTGGCAGAGGACATTGTTGAAAAGACCGAAAAAGCGGTTAAGAAACACCCTGACACGAAAAAAGCGTTAGCGAAGTATAGGACTCTGATTAAAAAAGCAGAGAAAGCAACAAAAGAAGCCACTAAGTGTAAGGACGACGTAGAAGCGTTCTGCAAGGACTTCAATAAAACCAATAAAGTTGTGCGTATGAAACCACGACACTATCATTGGGACGAGATAGAGATCATTCCTCATTCTTTTGCCGAAGGCATTAAGTCTAGGTGGGACTTACAAAAAAGGATTGAGGAAGATATTACCATTGAATATATATTACAAGACAGTAATGTTGACGCGGTAATGGAAGTCCTTACTGAGAGGTACTCCATATGATGTGGAAGAAACGGAAGAAAAGAAAAACACCTAGTACGAAAACCCGTGCCGATTGTGCTTTTGATGCAATCGAAGCTATGGGAATCGACTACTTTGAACGACTTGAAAGAGAGGGATGTACCGGAGACGAGATCACTCGTAGCACTTATGCGTTGACTCGTTTCTTCGTTCAGCTTCTTGTTGCTCACGCAGAGTCCATTGAAGCTGACGCAGTACCGCCTACTGTTTCCGCTATGTTTGACGCAATTCAAGACGAGCTTAAAAATACGGAAGGTGTTGACATGGAAGTAGTCGGGGTTAGTGTTGGAGAGGAGAGCAACATTACCCATTAAGGTCTCTCCTAAAGTCCCCTACAGTTCGCGCTGTAGGGGATTTTTTATTGCCTTTGTCCCCGAACCGCGTGTCGCCTTTGCATGATAACTGCCCGTCGCCCTTGCATGATAAACCTTGAACCAGGGCCTAAAAATAAAGTTGGTATATTCTGGGACCCATGCTATACTGAGGGCTCAATGTTTAACTAGGAGTAAAGACATGAACCAAACAAAACAAATAATCTATGAAATGCTCACAGAATCAACCGGAGAACATATGCTGGATAGTGGGGGCGCATACGGTAGGCACTGGGAACGAAATCAAAAAATGAGTCTGAAAGATTTCGAAAACGAAAAAGAAGAAGAGTTTTTCGACACAGACACAGAGTACCCATACCGTGAAAAATCATTGTTTCATCATTTAGTCGAAAGCTGTGACTATTTAGAAGCTGAAAACAAGCGGTTTAATGACTGGATTAATGAAGACAAGTACAGTTCTGAAAATCCAGAGGGGCGTTGTCCAGGTTCTATGGGTGATGCTGAAGACTACATGAGCATGAGGTATGACAAAGAAGCGAGAACCATCAACACCTACAATGGTGAGTGTGATTTATCCCAAACGATACAGTTTGTTTATGTGGGCGATACCTATGATTGTGATGTTATCGCTCTATCCATTCACAACGGCTGTGATGTTCGGGGCGGTTATACCGATTATAAATTATTCCGGATTGAGCAAGACTATTTCTATGATTGGTACATGGAATCAGACTATATTATAGAAAGACTAGAGGAAGAAAAAGAAGGCCTAAAGACCGCACTTCTTAACGAGGCTGAAAAGCGAGGTTTTAACAAAGATCATTTAGATAAGCACATGGAAGTGGTTGTTATTGATTAACTAGGCTTTCTCCTAGGACCCCCACGGCTCGCGCTGTGGGGGTTTTTCT